GAGGTGCTGCGCGACTGCGTCGAGCAGCCCGTCGTCCTCGTCGACCGCGGGTGGGCGCCGATCCACGACTGGTCCGTCCCCCTCGGCGTCCTCGGATCCATACCGCCTGAGGACCCCGCCGCCGACCAGACCGCAGCCCGACACAGAAAGGAGGCCTGATCATGGCCACGTACATTCCCCTGATCGTCAACAACCAGCACCCGAACCCTGACGTCGAGTACCTCCAGAAGCAGATCAACAGCATCGGAGCGACGCACGTCCGCGACCTTAAGGGTCGGGTCGAGAAGATCTTCCATCAGCTCAACCAGAAGTCCGTCTCGCTGAACACCGTGTCAGTGAGTCCCCAGCGATGGCCCTACCGCCTGGTAAAGGACTTCGGCGTCCTTTCCGAAGCGGAGGAGGACCGGGAGCAGTGACCAACGAGGATCCGGACGCCTGGTGGGCGCACCTCACCCCGGAGAGACGCGAGCAGATCCACCGGTGGGTCGCCGCGCCGCACACAGCACCACCTGACCTGCCAGGACAACTCAGCATTGCTGACCTACCACCCGAAATACCCCGACCAGACGTAAAGCGCGTGCAGGCGGACAAGCCGAAACGAGGAGGATTCTGATGCCAGGAGGAAGCGCAGACAGGATCGTCTCCCCGGACGTCGTGAAGTCCATCATCGGCACAGCGGATCTCCGCGCCGGCATGTGCGCTCACCGTGACCCGATGATCTGGTCAGGGGAGTGGTGCGACATGTCCGGCGGGTCCAAGGAAGCCCGGGCGCTCCGCTGGGGCCAGATGCGCAAGGCCGTGGGCCTCTGCCGCGCTTGCCCGGTCCTCGACGCGTGCGAGAAGCAGCTGCAGGCGTTCGAGGATGCCGGCTGCCGCGTCACCGGTGTCATGGCCGCTCGACAGTGGGGACAGCCACGCGAGGAGGACCAGGTGCTGGAGTGCCGCAGCTGTCACCGCCCGATGCACATCCACCCCCGCGGCATCCCCGCCCCGCTCGTCCCCGAAGGACACGCCCTGTCGCAGTGCAGGGGCCTGTGCTCCACCTGCTACAGCCGGGCGAAGAAGGACGGCACCCTCGACCAGATCGCAGAACCACCCCGACCCGGAAACCACCGGGCCACCACACAGAGGAAGGAAGTCGCAGCATGACCGCCACCATCGCCACCACACCGGTGGAGCTCGTCGAGAAGATCTTCACCGACATGGGCATCGGTCCGACCGAGACCCAGTCCATGGCCGGAGACTTCACCACTCGGGCCACCGCCGAAGGACTCCGCCTCGGCACCCACCGCTCCGTCCCGCCGACCAGCTATGTCGAGGAGGGCGCGCCCAGGTGGGAGACTGGAACGTCAGCCGTCATTGCTGACTCCGGGACGGTCTTGTCCGGGATGGACCTGGAGGACGTCTGGGAAGGAACGGGGACGGCCACGGGGTCTGCCAGGATCACCTCGGAAGAAGCCCGGACCCGGGCCGCGCACCTCCGGGCCGCAGCGGACGCAGCCGATCGGCAGGCAGCGCAGGGCTCCACCAAGAGCGCCGCGGAGGAAGCATGACCGTCGACGAACTGATCAAGAAGCTCGAGAGCGCCCGGGACATGGGGCTCGGAGAAAACATCGTAATGACCGAGGACTTGGGAGATCGGAACATTCTGCGGAACGCCATCGTGGTGGAAGAGGCGATCCTCGCAGAAGCCGGAGTGAGCGCCAGAGCCAAGGTCGTGATCCTGAAATGACCCCCCTGCACCCCAGACGCAGAGCACCGCCGGCCACCGCGCCGGGAGACCGCCCCGCCCCACTTCACCGAACTTGACGACCAGGAGAACGACAGTGCCTTCGATTACTCGCCCGGCCCCCCAGCCTGGCACGCTCGCCCGATCCGGGAGTGGTAGCGCATGCCGTGGCTGAGGGTCGGCGATGACGCCGCGAATCGACCGGAGCTGCTCGAGGTCGCCTACGACGCCGGTAACGACCCTCGCATCATCAACGAGGCTGCCGGGTTCCTGTTCCGGTGTGCGGCGTCCGCGGCCGGGTACATTACCGACTACGTCGTGACCTTCGGAACCGCCCTGCAGATCGCGGGGTCGGCCGAACGGCTGGTCGCACTCACGGATGCGTGCGTGCGCACCGGCCTGATGGAGGTCGTAGATGTCAACGGCAAGCGTGCCTGGAAGATCGTCGACAACCCCGAGTTCATCCACATGAAAACCGAGGATGAACTCAAGTGGGAGAAGCAGCGTCGGGCTGATAACGGCTCTCCGGAGCTGACCCTGCCGATCCGTCACCGCGACGGTGACTCGTGCCGATACTGCGGACGGGTCGTGAAGTGGAACGACAAGAAGGGCGGCATCGGCGGAACCTACGATCACCGCCGACCTGGAGAGCCGGGAACGTTCGAGACCATGGTCGTGTCCTGCCGGTCGTGCAACGCGAAGCGTGGCGACGACCCGGACGCCGACCAGCGGGTGAAGCTGCTGCCGCCGCCGGATCCCGTGTACTACGACAAGACCACCATCGAGTGGATCAACAAGAGCAGCTGGGCGAAGGACAACGGCGTCCAGCTGCCACCGAAGCGGGACAAGTTCGTCCCGTTCGGGTCTGTCCCGCAAGGGCACGAGTCTCACGTGCCGGTGCCGGGGGAGCTTTTGATCGAGTCGCCTGCCGAGACGAACGCCGATGCCATCGGCGCGAACGGCCGCGGGCTTGATTCTCAGACGCCTCCTCCGATGCCAGCATGGCTCGGTGCCGCTGACCCTAAGATGACGACCTCCGCCAGCCAGGCGGAGCGGAGCGGCATCGACGGCGTCGCCACCGACGAGACCACTGTGCCGACGACGGGTGATGACGCGGCCACCGCCGCTCCCGAGTCAGGATCTCCTGCCCACCAGGGCGGTCGAGAATCGACCGGTCGAGCAGCGAGCCAGCAGTCCACCCGGCGGCGAAACAGTGCCAGACCTGCGGTGACACCCGATCTGCCGGAAAAGGCAGATCAGTCAGATCAGTGGACTGCAGGATCTGGATATGTCGGGACGGGACGGGACGGGACGGTGCGTGTCGGTAACGGTGAGGTAGGGGACGGTGACATTTCTGCTGACGGTGAGAAGTGCGGTCCGAAGAAGAAGAGACACAGGCGTCGAGGTAGGAAGAAGGGTAGGTGATCTCTGTGCTGGGTGAGGCAGAGCGTGAGGTCCTGGTCCGGGATCTGCAGGCGTTGGTGCGTCTGGGGCCGAGATTGTCGGAGATGGTGGTGCCGTCGGTGGCGGCGTCGGGGTCGAATGCTGGCGTGTGCGCGTCGGTGCCGGGGCCGAGGTCTCCAGTGCGTGAGCATCCGTTCGCGGTGGAGCACGAGTGCTGGCTGCTGTTGAAGCAGATCGTGGGTGCGGTGTGCAGCGCTGGCGGACTGTCGGCGCCGCGACGTCGGCGTCCTGGCCCCGTGCCGGTGTCGGAGCTGGCCGGGTGGCTGCTGGACCATGTCGAGGATGTGGCCGGCCACGAGCAGGCGGCGGACGCGGTGGTGGTCATCGGGCAGCAGGCGAGGCGGGTAGCTGATTTGGTGGACCCGCCCCTGTCGGCGAAAGACCCCGCCCCCTCCGAGGTAGGCCCCCGGGGTGCTGAGGACCAGGCTCCCGGGCAGCAGAGCACCCCGGCCCCGGTGGACCCGCCGCCCCCGGGCCGGGGCCAGTGGGGCGGGCCGAGCGAGGTGTCGCAGGGTGCCGCGATCCTCGGGTGGCCGGTGTCCCGGAAGACCGTCAGGCTGTGGGCGCAGGCCGGGCACGTCCGGTCCATCGAGATCGGGGAGCGGACGAGCTACAGCCTGGAGGACGTGGTGGCTCATGCCCGTGGGATGGAGCAGCGGGTGGCTGAGTCGCGGCATGTGGTTCGGGGTGAGGTCGTCTGACCTGCGTGTCCCACCTCGTGTGGTAGGCTTCGCCTCAGGCGAGCATTGAACCTCGGACCCGATACCGGGTTCGGGGTTCTCGTCATTGTGAGGATGGCGAAGCGTCGCCGTTCGTGTGGAGCAGTCAGGTGGTCGGGGTCGTCACCCTCGATGTCGTCGACCACCGTTCTTCGTTGCACGAGCATGACCTCATGGAGGTGTCGATGGCCAGGACCTCGGATCGCAGGTATCGGGCACTTCGTGCGAGGGTGCTGGAGGGCAAGGGCATCGTCTGTGCCGGGTGCGGTGAACCGATCGACAAGTCGCTGCCGTTCCCGCATCCGATGTCGGCGACCGCCGACCACATCAACCCGGTCGGTCGCGGCGGTTCGAACCACGGGAAGCTCCAGCCGATGCACCTGCTCTGCAACCAGCGCAAGGGCAAGCGGGTCGGCCTCCCAGAGACCAAGCACTCCCGGCGGTGGTGACCGGCCGGCGCGGCGGGGATAAGCGATCACCAATGCTCGAGTTCCGGAACGATGAAAAACTCAGGGGGTGGGGGTTGCCCCCCTCGGCCCCAGGCGCGGTAGGACACGGCATTGAGCCCAATATCCCCCCGCCGATCTGAAACCCAGCTGGTCAGAATACCAGGTCGCCGGATTCCGGCCCCAGGCCCCGTCTCCCGCCCGTTCTCGCCCCAGACCCTGCTCGAAGTCCCCCGCAGAACCTGCCGATTCATACTCTGACCTGCATAAACATGTGACAAGCCGCAGGTCGGCGGGGTAGAATCGACCCCATGAAGACATGCGAGAGCTGCGGTTGCGACCTGGTCAAGCCCAGGCGCGGACCAACGCCGCGCACCTGCGGCCAGCGCTGCCGCAAGCGCCTGTCCCGATCCCGTGCTCTCACCGGCCCCTACCCCGAGGCCATGCGCCGCAAGACCCAGTGGACCTGCGCCGCCGGCAAGCGCCCAGTTCGAACCGACGGTGCCCCGGCGTCCTCGACGAACCCGAGCACCTGGTCCAGCTTCACCGCAGTCCGAGACCGTCCACACGGCTTCATGTGCGGCGCCGGCATCGGCTGCATCGACCTCGACCACTGCCTCGACGACCACGGGCGCCCCAACGCGCACACGGCCCGCATCCTCGCACTGAACCCCGACGCCTTCGTCGAGATCAGCGTCTCCGGAACCGGCCTGCACATCTTCGGCCTCCGCGACCGCGCACCGGGCATCCGCCGACCCGGCCTGGAGGTCTACTCCGCCGGACGGTTCATCCGCACCACCGGCAACGTCTTCCGCAACGGAGGGCTTCACCCACTGAACTTCTGACCGGGCATCGAGCCGGGGGAGGGGACACCATGGCCGCCGGATCGAACCGGCCGGTCCGCTCGGCGCTGCGCGCTGCCCGGTCTGGCGACACCCGAGAGATGCTCACCGCCCTGCGGGACCGACTCGCCGCCGACATCGACGCCGCAGCGATCGACGGCGACCTCCGACTGCCCGCGTTCATCTCCACGAAGCTGATCGACGTCAACGACCGCCTCGCGGCCCTGGACGCCGCTACCACCACCACGAAGAAGGAGGGATCGGCCCTTGACGAGCTCGCTGCACGCCGCAACCGGACGGCAGGAACCTAGCTTCCGCGCCGACCCGCCCACCGTCGCCTCCACCCAGGACGCAGAGGACGCCACATTCCTCTCCGCCGCCTACGGACTGACCCTCGACCCCTTCCAGGAGCGCATCCTCGACGCCTGGCTCGCCCGCCGCACAGATGACCGCCTCGCCGCCCCGCGCGCCGGGCTGGCCATCCCCCGCCAGAACGGCAAGAACGGTGCCCTGGAGGCCTACGAGCTGTTCGCGACGGTGGTCCTGGGGCGCAAGGTCCTCCACACCGCCCATGAGGTCAAGACCGGCCGCAAGGCCTTCGTCCGCCTGTGCCGGTTCTTCGAGCGCAATGATGAGCTCCGCGACCGGGTCGAGTCGATCCGCAAGACCAACGGCCAGGAGTCCATCGTGCTGACCAATGGCGGGTCCGTGGAGTTCATCGCCCGCTCGAAGTCTTCCGGGCGTGGCTTCACCGTCGACACGATCGTCCTCGACGAGGCCCAGGAACTGTCTGTCGAGGCCATGGAAGCCCTGCTGCCGACGATGTCCTCGGCGCCGTCCGGCGACTCGCAGGTGATCATGCTCGGCACCCCGCCGGCGCCGGGCAACGACGGCGAGATGTTCACCCGGTGGCACGACGCCGCCCACGACGCCGCGGACCCCGGCCTGTCATGGCTGGAGTGGTCCGCTGACCGCCCAGAGGGCGGCTCAGTGGACCTCGACGACCAGGAGAACTGGGAGCGCGCCAACCCCGCCCTCGGCGGCCGTATGAGCCTGGACGTGGTCTCCGGCGAGCGAGCCACGTTCCCGGACCAGTCCTTCGCCCGCGAGCGACTGGGCATGTGGGCCACCGAGGAGTCCGAGCGTGTCCTCCCGCTGGCACAGTGGGAGGCATGCTCTAACCCGAACCTCGTCGACGACGGCGGGGAAGTGGCCCTGGCCATCGACGTCAACCCGGCCCGCGACTGCGCGTCCATCGCCGCCGCCGGGGCCACCGTCGACGGGACCCCCTTCGTCGACGTCATCGAGACCCGCCGCGGCACCCCGGACTGGCTCCTGGAGCGCGTCGCCTCGATCTGTTCCCGCCAGCCCGTCCGCGCCGTCCTCATCGACGGCAAGGGCCCCGCCGCATCACTGATCGACCCGCTCAAGCGCCGCAAGGTCAAAGTCTCGGTCACAGGCGCCGGCAACATGGCCGCCGCCGTCGCCGAGTTCTACGACGCCGTCATGGCCGAGCGCGTCTGGCACCTCGACCAGCCGGGCCTGAACCTCGCCGCCTCCGTGGCTCGCAAGCGCCGCCTCGGCGACGCCTGGGCCTGGAACCGCAAGGACACCGACTCCGACATCACCCCGCTCGTCGCCGTGACCCTGGCCCTGTTCGGTCACGCCTACACCGGCGTCGAGCGCCCCCGTCCCCGCAAGTCCTCCGGAAAGGTGGTGGTCTGGTGAACCTCGACAAACTCACCGACGATGAGAAGCCCCTCGTCAAGCACATGATCGCCAAGATCAGCGACCACGCCAAGGCGAACAAGACCCACGAGGACTACTACGACGGAAGCTTCCGGCCAGGGTTTCTCGGCATCGGCCTTCCGAAGAACGCTGAGAAGCTCGAGATGGTCACCGGCTGGCCGGCCACCGCCGTCGACGTCCTCGAGGAACGGCTCGACATCACCGGCTTCGGCGACGACGAGACCCTCACCGACATCTTCACCGCCAACTCCCTCGACACCGAGGCCTCACAAGTCCACCTCGACGCCCTGATCTACGGCATGTCCTTCGCCTCCGTCACCGCCGGCGGACCCGGCGAACCCGAGGTGCTCATCCGCGGACACGACGCGAAGTCCACCACCGGGGTCTTCAACCCCCGCACCAAGCGCCTGGACGCCGCCCTGTCCCGCGAAACCAACGACGACGGCGACGTCACCGACATCACCCTGTGGACCCCCGCAGAGATCGTCACCGCCCACCGAGAGAAAGCCAACGACCCCTGGAACGTCATCGACCGCACCCCCCACGGACTCGGCCGAGTCCCCATGGTCGCCTTCATCAACCGCCCTCGCGCCGGTGACCGCGCCGGGCGCTCGGAGATATCAAAGGCTGTGAGGCGGTACACGGACTCCGCGGTGAGGTCCCTGACGTCGATGGACGTCAACCGCGAGTTCTTCTCCGCGCCTCAGCGCTACCTCATCGGCGCTGACGACGAGCAGTTCGTCGGTGCGGACGGAAAGCGGACGTCCTCCTGGCAGATCGTCACGGGCCGTCTCTGGTCCGTGCCGACCCCGGAGGAGGGCGAGCAGCCGAAGCTCGGCCAGTTCGATCCCATGAGCCCCGGGCCGTACCTCGACCAGGTCCGGGGGCTCGCTCAGCTCCTCGCCGCAGAGGCCGCGATCCCTGCGTCCTACCTTGGCTTTACCACGGAGAATCCATCCTCGGCGGACGCCATCCGCCAGATGGAGGCTCGCCTCGTCAAGCGTGCCGAGAGGCGACAGGTACAGTTCGGCCACTCCTGGTCCGAGATCGGGCGCCTGGCGCTCGCCTCGGCGACGGGGGAGTCCGCAGACGCCGTCGACCGCCCGGCCGTGCAGTGGGCGGAAGCCTCCACCCCGACCTTCGCCGCGACGGTCGACGGGCTGAGCAAGCTCGTTCAGAACGAGATGGTCCCGAAGAACTCCGCGTGGGTCTGGGACCAGCTCGGCCTGCCCCCGGAGACACAGCGTCAGCTCAAGGC